CTGAATAGAAGACTCAAATCCTTTGTGTAAAACTATCTCTTCAAAATTATTAAAAGTATCAAAAAGAGAGTTTGAAATATTTACCTGATTAGAGTTAAACTCATAAAAGTCACCAGTATCATAGAGCCCCTCTCCAAACTCAAGAAATGGAATAACCTCAATAGAGTTGTTTGAGTTTCTAGTGTAAGAAAATAATTTTATGTTATTTGCTTCATCAGGCGTAGTTGGCTCAAGCCCTACAAACCTTAAAGTCCATTGAGTTAAGGCGTTTCCTTCCAAGGAAACAGGTGGAGTGTAAGTGTCTTGATTAGAGTCTAAAAAGCTATCTAAAGCTGAAGTACTATTGTTTTCAGACTGGTAGGTAGACTGAGAGGACAAAACTATTTGTGACCAGATAACATCGTTTGGTCCTCCTGTTATGTTTAATTTACCAGCAGGGGGAAACTCTTCTATAGTTTGACTCCAGTAGACACTATCTCCTGGGCTGCTAAAATCTAACAAAAAAGGAACCCCTGGTTTGTCAGCTATAATCGTCAGAGTTACCTCGTTACCCGTTTCATGGGCTAAAATATCAGACTTTAAAAAATCAACAGTAGAAGAAGCAGTTTCCCACTCTCCAGTGTTTAAATCTACTATAGGTATGTTTATGCTTGCTGTACCAGTTTCTTCGTTAAAAACATTCCACAAAAGTTCTGGCGTAGGCGTAAACTCAGACACGTTCCACCTTAGTTTGCCGTTACCAGACCAAGTATGGCCTATAGGAAGTAAAGATCCTTCTGGGGTGTGAGATAAAATGTCAAAAGAATTTTGTAGGCCATTTGCCCAACCCTCTTTATTTCCTCCAAGGTGTTTAAAAGTAATTTCTTGAGCGTAATAAGCTGCAGCTACAGGAATTGTAGAAAGCTTGTCTCCATCAATTTCAATAATGTCATCTTTTTGCTCTCCCTTAAAGTTATAATTAACTTTTTGAGTAGACTCTATGTTTTCTACAGAACCAGAAGTGCCATCTGAAGATGCTATATTCCTTATGTTTTCTGCGTGTCGATAATCACCATTCTTAATAAGACGAGGATCAGAATCTTTATCCATCCCACCCGTAAATACTCTTTTATCCTTTGCCATTATCTATTAAATCTTTGGAGATTGTTTAAATGCTTTTCTAGAGACTTGCATAGCCTGTTCTTTGCTAAAGTTCATCATTCGAGCTCTAGCTAATCTTTTCTCGTTGTAGTAGGCTCTTTTAGCCATTTGTTTTTCGTTAGCAGGAACGCCACGCTTACGCTGAATGTACTTGTAGTATACATAACACCTCAAAGCCTCTTCACAAAAAACGTGAACCTTTGGATTAGTGGATGTTGCTGTGTCAGCTATATACTCTAAATAAACTGTTTTTCCTTTTAAGTTAGAAGAGAAAAATATAATGTTATCTTCTCTGTCATGTCTATAGTACCCTAAAGAGTTTTGACCTCCTCCTACACCAAACTTTTTACCTAAGTCTGTGTGGTAGTAAGGGTTATTTTCATCGTCTTTAGACCCACTAATATTTTTAGCTTTAGACCCCACCAAAAGGCTTAAATTATTGTCGTTAGAGAAAGGGTGAAAAACATTTTCATCATCTAAAAACCCTATTCTTTTTATGTTAACTAAATCGTTAGGGGTTGCAAAGGATAAGTTAGAGTTTACCACTTTATCCACAGCTTTAACTCTTTGCTCTGCATCAAACGTAAGCTCCCTAAGGCCTTGAAGTGCTAACAACCTAAGCTGATAGATCTGAGCGTCTTTATCGTAAGACGTATCATCTATCATTACCTGAAGATCGTTAACTATATCTTTTATAGTAATATATTTACTCATAATTATACTTTATCTTGTTCAGCCTCTTTATTTTGGGCGTAGTTTACTAAGTCAGCCTCTCTTATACTTACTCCTAAGTATCCTAGTACCTTTATAACTAGCTCTCCATGACATCTGCTAGATATTAAAAAAGCTGCAGAGTTAGAAGAGTCGTAAACAGGTTTTCCTGCTATAGTTACATAATTCCACGTAGGTTTATTGTTGTATAGGTAGTAGTAGCAAGAAACCTCACTTATATTATTTGGAAATACAGAAACTTTTACAGACCCAGAATTTGACGACAAAAGAGCTACTGGATAATCAGTAGAGGGCTTTGCTAAAGAGCTTTTTTGTATTTGTCCTACATTTTTTGCTGTCACTATATCTACTGCAGTGTTACCTGAATACAGTTGACATACATAGTCAGAAAGAATAGCTCCTTCACCTGTAGTTAAAGAGATGTCAGCTTTATATAAAAATGTAAGTATGTCTTGTTCTGCTACAGCAGGTGTTAATGCTTTCTTGTAGTAACCTGCAATCTTTTTAGCTTGCGAGCCTTCCATAACTACCTGAAGCCTTTCGTTGTATAGTTCCAACTCTGCTTGTCTAGCCATCAAGTTAAACTCAGCAGGAGTTATAAAACCCCTCTGATCCTTGCTAGCAAAGGCTTGCACGAGTCTATATATTTCATCAATTGTCATTATAATAATATTTATTCAATAGCAAAAATACAAAATAAATCGGTATATAAAAAAAAAGGGAGCACAAAGCCCCCTTTAATTACATATATTACATTAAGTCATTATCCATTAAGAGCTTGGAGCCTTCTCTCTATTTCAGCGTATATTTGTTCTCCTTCTCCGTCAGAGCAGAAGTCTACCATCCTGTCGATAGGTTTAACTCCAATTGCAGGTACACAAATAGTGTTTCCTGAAGATACCCAAGTAATCCCTGTTTTTTTCATAGAAATAATACTTGACTCCTGAGCCATAAGCAACAACTGCTTCATCTCTGTTCGTGGGTCGTTCATTCCTGCTAAGAAAGACTTAGGGTTTCTTTCAGCTTGAACCTTCATATCCCATCGAATTTCGTCTACACTTTTACTAGTATTGACGCCTAACACCTTAGCGTACCCTATAAGCTCATTTAAAGGCATTTTAAGAGCAGCTTGTACAGCATCCATAGTATCGGATACCTGAGCTATTTTATCCTGTGCAGACTTCTTATCATCTTTAATATTAAATACTACACTTTTAGATTTAATCCTATGTGGATTGCTTCCGTTAGCGTTGCAAGTATCTAAGTATCTTTTAAGTGTAGGGTTTGTGTGATCTACAAAAAGAAAGCCATTATTAAAAGATATAGGCTCTCTCATTCTAACGCCTTCTGGTTGCTCGTCTGCAAATATAGAAGTCTCTCCAGGGACGTATCTAATTTTTCTATTCTCCCCAGCCTCTGGGTCAAATATAATATCCTCAGCCTTTAGTAGAGATACTACAGGGTATTGAGGCATACCGTTTCTTTTTTTAGCCTTAGTAACTAATCTATATACTGTCGGCTTATACTCTTGTTGTTTGTTTGTAAACTGAGGTACAAACTTTTTTTCTGTTAAGGGAGCCTTAGCTTCTACCTTAGCACTTGATGGAGGCGTTACAGCCTTTCTTTTTGTTTTTGTTGTCATGATAATTGTCTAAAATTAAATTAAAGTTATAAAAGGAGGGGATTGCTCCCCTCCAGTAATATAATTAATAGTTTCCTATTAAGCTCCTTCAGTAAATGCTACTGCAGTAATGTCTGCGTGAGAAGCACTAACTTCATACACAGCAGTATCAATTTTAACTGCAGCTTTTAGGATTTCATCCAAAACCTCTTGAGCTTTACCAGAAGTAACAGTAAGAGTTACATTAGAGCTAGAGTTGTCAGCAATATCAATAGGTGATACGTAAAACACAACAGTAGTTGCAGCAGTAATGTAAGCACCTTTTATATTGTCAACTGAATAAGCGTGCTGATCAGCAGCACCGTCCTTAAATCTAATAAATTTTGCCATTTTCTTAATTGTTTAAAAAGTTAATAATTATGATTTCTTGAACAATAAGAAACGGTTAGGAGCAAATCCTTCAAAACCACGTTCAGTACGATAGTTGCACTTCAACTCATCTAAACCGTTAGTTTTGTTTTGTAGAACTGCACCACCTGTTAACCAGTGCTCCATTTCACGAGAGTATCCGTTAGCTGCTTTGTATCTCATACGAAGCGAAGGAATCTTCTCACCAGACTTAGCATCACGCTGAGAGTCCATAGGAATACACATACCGAATCCATTGTACTTAAATGAAGCAGCACCTAACAAGTCAGGACGGTTGAATAGATCGTAAGTCTTCTTGTGGAAAGTGTAACCACCACGAGAGAAAGAGTTAAATCCTAAATTCAACGCCATATCTTTGTTGTTAGCGAAAGTACCGTAGTTAGCACCACCTGCTGCGTAAGCACCTTGAGAAGCTAATAAGTCATCAATATCTAAAGAAAGATCAATACCTGCGTAAAGAGCCATTTCTTTTGAACCTCTGTACTTGTCTAAAGACTTAACAGCAGCGTCAAAGTCAGCCATTGTAATTGCAGAAGAACCAAGATCCATAGACTGACCTTTGTTTTCGATAAACTTCAAAAGACCTTCTGTAGTTGTAACTGAAGAACCAGCACCATTTGTAGCACCATCTTCTAGGCCTACTGCAGACTCACCTACAATCATTGCCAACTCAGCATAATCTTGAAATCTTTGGTAAGTATCAGCCTCACCTTGCAAGTACCATAAGTAACCAGTTCCAGACTCAGGAGAGTTAACTTTTACATAAACAGCGTTAGTTGCTTCAGAACCTGAAACTACAAACGACTCTTTAATGATTTGACACTTGTTAGAGTAGTGGTGAACTTTAGGAGTTAATCCTACACCTTGATCAGTTTGCTCTGCGTAAGCGTTACCTACAATAGCAAATTCTGTGTCTCCTGCGGCAGCTAAAGAACCATCGCCTACATCTTTAAGTGTGTAAGTGTCTCCGTCGGTAGCTACTGCAACGTAGTACATAGCACCTGTAGCACCTAATAATAAGTCACCTTTACGAACTGCTGATTGCCCATTTGCAGTAGAGTTGTCTCCGTCAGTATCAGTAGCGTCTACTGTAAGGATACCATTACTGTCGATAGCACCTGTTAAAGTGTTATGAAGAAAAGTCTCTTCGTAGTGCTCGAAAGTATTTGCTGTTGTTTCTTTTTTAGAACCTAAAAGTTCCATAAGTCCAGTAATCCCTTGATTACCGTATCGTTTTACTAGTTGCTCATCAACGTCACGCTTGTGAAAAGCTGCTGTAGTATCTCCAGAAGCGATTAAGTCTGCTGAAGAAACGTAGTTTGATGTTGTTGCAACTGCTGAGGATGAAGGGGTTGCCTGCATTCCTGTAGCAATATTTACTGTTGCCATTTTTTTGTGTTTTTAAAATAAATAATTAATTTCTAACCAAGAATTTGTCTTCTTAACATATCGAGAGTTGACTCTTGTTTCTGATTCGTCGCCTGCTTATCTTGTGTAAACGACGGATTCTTAATCTCATTAATTACGCTTTCTGTTCCTTTGCTCTTATACTGATTAGCAACTCCTCTAACGATCTTATCGATGTTATTTAGGATGTACATATCCGTATTAAGTTTATCAAAATCCCAGCTACCGCCTTGGTCTACATACTTGTCGAAAAAGTTTTCTAGATCAGAGTTGTACGTTTTAATCTCTTGACGAGCATCGTCGTCTAGATTGTAAACATACTCTTCGCCTTGGTCGTTCATAGAAAATGATAATCCTTCTAAGTCACTAACCGTAGACTCCATCTCGTTGATCCACTCAGCTCTATCTTCAGCAGATACTCCAGGATCGCTAGCCTCTAAAGGTGTAGCGTAATCCTCTTTCACTTTGTTAAAATAGTCCCTAGCAGCTCTAGCATCCTTATTAAGCTGAACCTTACCAGCGTTAACATCTCTCGCAGTATACTCTTCAGAGTCTGTTTTGTAAGTAGCTGTAACATAATCATTCAACTCAGCTTCAGTCAAATTTGGGTTCTCTACACGTAGATACTCCTTTATTACAGCGTCGTCAGACACATCAGACAAATCAACAGATTGAGTGTTTAGGTAATCTTGAACTGTACGCCCTGTGTTTTTAACATAGTCGTTAATAACTCGAAGCTGCTCGCTAGCGAAGTCACTACTTTCTGTTTCTGCTCCAGGGGTGTTAAGATCATCAAATGATGAAAGGTCTCGCCCAAGCTTCTCGCTAAGGTATTGTAAGACAACTTCGTCATCACTGATTTCCTCTCCCTCTTCCTGCTGACTACCTTGAGGTTCGTCAACATTGGGTTCCTCAGTATTTAAAGAACTCTCTCCTGTTAAGTCTACAACACCAGGCTCTTCCTGAGTTGTATTCTCTGTTGTCTCAACTGCTTGGTTTTCATCACCAGTCAAGTCAACAATATTTTGCTGAGGTTGGTTCTGTTGAACCTCTCCCCCAAACTTCTGTACTAATTGTTCTCTTATATCCATGTTAATTAAATTTACTTGTTATTTCGCAAATATAACGATTTTATTTACAATCGCAATATTATTCTTCTACTTCTTGCTGCTCTTGACCTAAAGGACCTCTTTTGCCCTGTCTTTGCTCTATCATTTGAGACTGATTCATAGCAGACTGTTGTTGAACTTCTTTTCTTACAGATCCTTGAATAGATGCTTGACCTTCTTTACCAAGGTTGGATAGCTCTATCTCTCTAAGCCTTCTTTCGTGCTGTGATTGCTCGAACTGTTCTTTAAGCTGATACTCTAACTGTTTAAGCTGCATATCTGCTTGAACCTTAGCCTGAGCTTTAGCTTGCTCGATTTGCATCTCAGTCTGCAACTCCTGCTGCTTAAGTTGTGCAGCTTGTTGTGCTGACTGTTGCTGTAGCATAGCGTTTTGTTCTGAAGCTTGCTGTGCTTGAGCTTGCTGATCTTTCTGGTACTTAGTCCTTCTAAGGATAAGCATTTGATTAGCCATCTTAATGTTTCTAATAGACCGAATCATAATAGCATCCTCTAGCCTAAGTTCCTTCTGAGCTAACGAAACCTGTATGTTCTGTTCCATCATCTGCTTTTCCTCCTCGCTAGGTGCTACATCTAAAGTAATACCAAACTCGTGAACAGAAAGTTTCTTCATCATGTCTATACTGTGCATAGAAGTCTCACCAATAACATTGGTGTACATACCATGAAGACCTTTAAAGTTTACCAAGTCCTGCATACGAACAGTAATACTTTGAGATACTCTTTTTGTTACGTTAAGGTAAGCATCATTAATATCTCTAGTAGCGTTGTTAGATGCTAGCAGTGCTAACTTCTGTACACCTACCAAAGCCTCGCTAGATGGCTGTGAAGCGTCTCTAGCCTCGTTGACACCTGTAACGTCACGAAGCATCTGTAAGTTATGCTGATACACGTTAATAAGAGTACCGAAGTCTCTACCAATACCATTTTCTAACTCCTGAATAGGCATAGCTCCAGTCATCTGACCTTCATCGTCTATCCTTCGATAGTAGATGTTACCAGTTTGATCGTAGATTTCTTGAAGCTCCATAGGAGTAAAAGTACCACCATCTCCTTTGGATACGTTTTCTAAAGAACCAATCTCAAAAGCAGCACCTTTTGGTCTAGCCTTAGCAAGTACTTGTTGAATCTTAAGGTGAGCTAACTGTATCTGGTCAGCAAAAGGGATCATACGATCCACCAAAGACTTAGACTTCATTTTGTATAAGTTTGGCTGGTAAACTATATACGAAAGTCTAGTTTCTGAAAGGTTAGACTTAGGTCTAGGCATATCTTTCATTAACCCGTAGTTAAAGATGTAGTCTGTATCTATAATGTACTTACCTTTATATATAACCTTTACAGTAGACCCTAAATCTTCCCTTTTAGTCTTAGACTTTTTAGGAGCCTTGTACTTAGGCCCTTTCTTGTTTACAGAGTATCCTCCATGCTTGTTCTCTTTTTTCTCGTACTTTAAAGAGTGTGAAGTAATAAACTCAGCGTCTAATACATTAATACTAAACTTGTCGTAGTCGTAAGTCTCACTACCGTTATCGTAAAACGCTGTAGTGCTATAGTTAATAGGATTGTTATTTTTTCCTGCGTACTGTTTAGCTATAGATATGTACTCTTCCTCACTAAACTCGTCTCCTGCTTGTTGTTTAAGATCAGCAATAGTGATCGAGTAAATCTCTCCAGCGTGACGTATGTTTTTAAAGTCAGGCTTCGCAGAGAAAGAAGTAATAAGGTTAGCAGGGTCTACGTGTCGAATCTTTACACCCTCTGTTTTGGACAGCTCTGTCTTGGCAGCACATATACCTAAAACTACAAGGTCACGTATCATATAACGCTTAAGCTCGTCGTAGTCATTAACATCAAGAGTATACTCAATAGCTTTTTCTAAAGCAATCTCCACGTTTTGTTTATAGTTAAGGGCCATAAACATTTCGATCTCTTCAGGGGTTTCAGCTACAAAACCTTTAGACGTCATAGGTACACCAGTCTGATCTTCCATATCCTCCAAGAAGTCTTTGTTGATCATATCAGCAAACATCTTTTTCTTCTTGTCAAGTCTTTCTGCTGCAGCTATTGGGTCTATAGACTTAGCTTTAACATCATATTCCTGATTTACCATACCGTTGATAATAACGTCAACAAACTTAGGAATGATAGATACAGGCGTCCAGTCTATGTTAAGGTAAGAAGAGTCTCCTTGAACGTCAAGCAAGTCTTTATACTTACCAACGTCTTGGTTGCCTTCAGCGTAACTCCTGTTACGGGAGTACCTCATTTTAATATCTCTAAAATATACGTCTCCGTTATTCTTCCACTCGTAGTACATAGCCTTAAAGTAACTAAGACCATAGCTATTAGTAGCTTTTTCTTCGTTAGTAGATAGAGGAGAAGGATAGCCGTTTAACTCTTCCTTGCTGTTATTGTAAATCATGCCCTTAATTTTTTACTAGCCATCCCCTTGTTGTTGTACCTTTTAACTAAAGGAGACGATATTTTTAATTCTTTTTTAGGTTTTATATACTTCTGTGAAGCCAGTAAAGCCAACGAGGACGATATACTAGCATCGTATTTTGTTCTGTTATCTATTTCAAATCTACTCCAGTCATCAAGTAAGACGTTAAAATAACACCTTCCCATCTCACCAGTTTCTTCATTTTGACCAACGTGATCGTATATATACGTAGCTATAGCTTCTGCTTGAGCGTTAATTACAGCAGCACCAGATCCAGGTATACCCTTTGTCTTTTGCTTGCCTCTACTCCAGTCTGTATGCGTCATATCTGGTCTATCCATAAGATACTCGTAGTATCCTCTATTCTCAAAGTACTTTAATATACCTACCTTGTTATTCTCTACTAATATCTGGCAACCATAAAAGACACACATCTTAATCATGTCTTCGTAAAATATTTCTGCTTTAGGCGGTCTATTAATATACTCACACACAAACTGCATAGACGCATCGCTTGCCATGCTAAACTTATGAAAAACATGAGCAGAAGCATCAGATCTCCTGCCATCAGTAGTGGTGTCATGGTCATAAGGGTCACAGCCTGCCACCAAGACATCTGTCCTTCCAGGAAATCTTTTACCGTACCTACTAGAGATAACGTTTTGATCTTGATGTTCTGGAACCCAACTAATCTCCCACTTACCTTTTCTATGAGGTATCCAAATAACCTCTTCATCTTGTTTCCCATTCCTCCAAACGAACTCTCCTCTAGTCGTTGTTGTGTTATTAACCTCGTTATAATCCATCTGTTGATAGATTCTTTCAACGTCAAAGATACAACTTTGTGTGTCATTCCTAAAGGATTCCTCTACAGTAAATGGAAACTGACGTTTAAATTCAGATAAAGCTGTAGTATCGTTCTTTAAAGCGTCTCTCCTGTTCTGAATATAATCTTTAGCCCCAACGTCTACAAGCATCTCGTCAATGCCCATAATCGGCTTCTTAGGGGTTTCTATAACGGAGTATCCATACTCGTCTATAAAGCCCTCTAAGTTGTCGTATGCAGGTATAAATAGTTTATATAAACCACTTTTAGTCCTACCGTTAAGATCTTTATCGTCAGTATTAGAGTCGTAAAATATATCTTTAAACTCTGCACCACCATCTTGCTGCTTATTCGCAGTAGAACCCATCATACATTTACCAACAACCTTTCTACCTAAAAGCAAACACGTTTGTGTAACTCCCCAGTTCTTCTTAATAGAATTTTGACCCGTCCACTTTCCAGCCTCATCATGAATTAGAAGTTTAAGCTTCATACCATCATAACTGTTGTCTGCGGTGTTTCTCCAATCTATTGTAGAGTTTAAAGCCTCAGACTTCTCTATATGCTTTTGATTCTTAGTAATCTTTTTAGCAGGCTCCCTAAAGGCTAGCTCCACACGAGGATTACTAGAACCATCTTGTATAGGCTGAAAAAAGAAAGGGTAGTTCCTATATATACGAACCACCTTGTCTGTAAACATTGTCTTAGCATCAGCACCAGTTTTAGATAGTAAACCAAAGTTACTGTCGTAAGTTTGAGTAGCCTGATTTACAATCTCACTACTAGCCATGTACGAAAAACCACTACGCCTGTTCTTAAGGAAACACATCCCATAAGAGTTTTTATCTAGCTTACACGCTTCCCAAAAAATAAAGAACGTCCTGTTAGCATCCCTGTAATCAGGGTATCCAACATCTATCTTACTCCACTGAATAAACATATAGTGAGAACCTGTAATATAGGTTGGGACTCCGTTATTAAAAAACCAAAGCCCATCTCTTCTACGTCTAAACTCTTCTTCTATATAGTCCACATAATCTGTGGCGTTATCTCTACTTAACCCTTTAGGTATATCCTCCCTAGTCCACTTTTGTTTTCCTTTAGGAAGGTTGTGGTAGAGTATGTCCTTTTTTAATCTAGGCTTTTTAGGTAGTACGATCTTTAAGTTGTCAAACTCTAAAACCTCACCCTCGCTGCCTTCGATTAAATATACTTTATCACTTTTTTGCATACCTCTCAGCAAAAGACCCTTTAAAGTCTTTTTTATCTTCTATAAGGGACTCGCCCTCTTTAATTCTATCTTCAAGGTTCTTAATACCTAAAAGAATTTCTTGACAGTCCTCAAAACATTCTCGTTTAGCTTTTATAGCCTGTCTTCGTCTAGCGTCGTCCTCTTCTACTAAAGGCTTGCTAATCTCCTCTATTAATAGATCAATAGCACCTTTACTAGCCTCTATCAGCTTTTCTAAAGTTTCAAGAGCGTAGTTTTTATTACTATCTTTCATACTTACAAAGAACATCAAAGTTACGCATACGAAGAAGCTTTCTTCCGTCTATATCCATATCGTACTCAGAGTTCTCGCTCCACATTACTCTATCTCCCTCTTCAACTCCTTGCTCCTTCATCCACTCGTTAATAATAACAGCTTCACCATGCAGGTCCACTTCTTGAGCCTCTGATCCTAAAAATATACCAGAATCTGATTTTTCTGGATCTTTCATTTCTTGCTCCATAAAGTTCCAGACACCTACAGGGATATACTCGTCATCCCTTTTTATTAGGTATATCTGGTCCATGTTAGCCTGATATATATTTTCTTTATCTGCGTGTTTAACAAGGTTTACAGGTGTAGCTATAAAGTGGTGAAACCATACTTTATCACCTTCCTGTATTCCCGAATCTTTAGTGTCCTGAATCGGTGTCTTGTAAACTGTACCATACTGCCTCGCTAACTTCATGGGGTCGTAAGAAGTATCTCTATACAACTCTTTTCCGTTTAACATGATGGTATCTTCTGTTTCTTTTTCTACCTCTATCCAGTAGCTATCTTTAATTGGCCTCATGTCTTTGTCTTTAAATTTACTTTACCTCGTACTCTTCTAAATTGTCTGTGTTGTACTCTATTGCCGTAGGTTGAGAGAAAAACCTCTTCCAAGGCCTAGAAAACTCTTCAGTCTCTTTTTTCACGTATACGTCGTACACTACTTGTTGATGTTTGTACCACGCTGCCTCATCTTGAATAATGGCTGTAACTCTAAGGGATCCTCCTAGCATTCTTTGTCCTACCTGATAGGTAAGACCCTGCTTTAAATCCCCTATAGTTATCTTTCTAATAATAGGGTTAATTGCTTCCATTTAATTTAATTAAGTTAAGTTTCTTGTAGCTTTTATAAAGTGGCTGTGAATATCTTTATTAGTTGAGGTTAAAGCTTGCACCCCTAAGACAGGAATTAAATCTTGAGTAGAGCTTAAAGTTAACGAAGGTTGAGTTGAATTAGACTCTGTAGCACCACCTAGGGTAGCAGAGTTTATTAACCCATACTGAACTCCGTTAACAAAAACAGAAGCTTTAAAGCTTTGATCAAAATCTATCCTTAGCCTGTATGTAGTATCTGCTGCGACAACTATACCTAAGTCTGTAATATAATCAGCCCCAGCTATACTGTATACAAAATGTAAATTACCGTTAGTATTAAAAGCCCCTAAGTCATCATTTGAAACGTATATAAAATACGCTTGATGAAGGTCTGTAGCGTAAGCTCCAGTAGTGGTAATCTTCCACCCTCCCCAAAAAGCCATATCTGCAACGCTAGCAGAAGTTGTGATAGGCATTTGAATACTTGTTTCCTTTGATACTGGAGTAAAAAAGTTAGAAGTCCAAGGACTAACATTTGCTAACGCTACGTGAGGTCCACCTTTGTAAATCCCATCGGATCCAGTTTTAGGGGAAACAATTAACTGGTCATTATCAGCCCCTGCAGTTTGCATTTTTATACCAGCAACAGTAGATCCATATCCAATTCTAGACTCTACAACGTTAGTTCCAGAAAGCTGCCAACCTCCGTTAGGCCTTAAGTGAGGGTCCACCGTTACGTGAATTTCGTAAGTTTGAGCCGCAACATCTACAGCGTTAGTAGATAATCTAATTTTACAAGAAGCGTCGTCAACATCATGAACCATTACAGAAACCATAGCGTTATCGGCTATAGTACCACTTGAATTTATAACGTATGCTAAAACGTGAGAGTTGTCTTGAATCATGTTATTGTTTAAAGTAAACTCTACAGAGTCTGTAGCTGCAAGATCAATACTAGCTGTAGTAATTCTAACAAGTCTAGAATTTTGAGTAACAGCAGTAGTACCGCTAGTGTCTTGAGTTACCTCCACGTTACCAAGCTGAAGCATTGGTAAGTCATGAAAATATTCTGTAAGAGAGTATCTATCTAAACCTTCAGTTAAAGTTCCTGATATAGATAAATCACCTCTTTTGTTTAATACAGCTCTAGTTTCACTGTTAGTGGCAAAAGACAAAGATTCGTTTGAGTGATCGTAAAATATACTACCTGAATTATTATCATCGACATCTCCAAAATAGATATTACCAAAGCTTGAGGACCCAGAAAGTATTGATAAACCACAATTAGTAGAGTTTTCTAAAGTAAGTTGATTAGCTGAAGTGCTTGACGTAACTGCACCTGCAGAAACCTCAAGAACGTGAAGAAGACCATCTGGAGTTTCTCCATCAGTCCCAACACCAAGTTTTTTTACTTCAGCCTTAGTAGTAGAAAGTTTTAAAGATGTTGGTATTCCACTACCAGTACTAATTTGTTTTAGAAAACTGTCAGTTATTTCGTTATCAGACTGAATTAACTTCTGATATGTCCTTGATATTGTTTTACCTTTTAGTGAGCTCATTTCTTACTTCTTTTTTATTTTCTCGATAGACCTACCTGCAAAGTAAGCCCCGTATACTGTTATTAATAAGGTTTGATATATTGGAACGTAAGACTGTTGAATAGTAAATCCCCCTGCGTTCCCATCAAACATTGACAAAACTACAAAAATTACAGTTAAGAATATGCAGATTAAAGGACGAATGTTCTTAGACAGCCAGTTGTCAGACTTCATATCTGCCTCCCAACGTCTAGTAACCTGCTCTTGAGCTTGGCTTTCTGCCTTTAATAAAACCTCTTCTATCTTCTGTTGTGCTGCAAGCTTTTCCTCTTTAGTTGTTGTTAGCTTGTCTAAAACATCACCAACCTGCTTTACAACTCCCCCACCTAATATGTCTAGTAACTTACTCATTACACTTCAGCGTATTTATATCCAGTGTCTCCATCCTCGTCTTTGTAAGCTTCAAGGACTTGCTTTCTGTTTTTAAACTCGTTAAAAGAAATGTGAATCCAAGAATAATCAAACTCGTTAATCATTTGGTCGAAGTCTATACCACTAGATAGTATCCAGTCGTAGATCTTTTTATTATTCATTTCTCCGTTTTCCCAAAACTGCAAATCCAACGCTTGACCTTTACAATGCTGGCTTTTGTTACTACCACCAATGGCACGATTGAGTGCTGGGCTGCGATAACCAGAGCTAATGCGAACAGGACCGATAGCATCTCGCAAAGGCTGCACGACTTTTCTAATAAGAGTCTGAATGTTATTAAGATGTTCTTTATTCGGTGCATTGTCTATGCCTGTTCTTTTAGCAGTACTACTGCGAGTTATTTCTGCTAAGGAGAAGTTCTTGCTTAGTTTCATTTTAGTTTAATTAAAGTTCGTTTATTGCTGATTGTACTTGATTTTTTGTTGCTGTTACTTTAAGCATTATGTTAGGTGCAAACCTAAACTCCTCTTCTCCATCTTTAAATATTATAATGGTTGGAGCTGCTGTTATTTTATATCTTTCTAGTAAGGATACGTCCCTTCTTATTATGTGTCTATAAGCTCTACAGTTTGTTAGCTCGTGCATAAATAGTATTTCGTTTCCTCTATTCCATCCTGCCCAAAACTCCACTGCTACTACCCCTCTTCTTATTTCCCAATCAAAGTTGTCAACGCCTATAGAGGATTGACCCTTTAGGTTTAATGGGATTAAAAACAATATTAAGAGAAGAATTTTATTCATACAACTTCTGCTTAATAAGTTTAATGTCATCTTTAATTTCTTGAACGTCTTCTTGAGTAGACATAATAGTCTGCCTAATAAGTTGATCTTTCATGTCAAACTCCATCCTTGTAATTACAGGGTCTAAAGGTTTGGGTAACTCTTTAGCCTCAGCAATATCGTTTTGTAGCGTGAACCACATCCCTATTACAATTGATAATCCTGCTGCTATTACCCCTAAGCTTTTAATATCAAAACTTATACTTGTACTTTCATTAATCTTTATTCCCATTATTGCATTGTTTTTCTTAGCATTTCCATCGTCGCCTTGCTTGGCGTATCCTTGAGTTAGGATCGTTCTGAGTCTTCTGACTACTTCTTTTTAACTGACCTAAAGATCTAGCACAGTAGGATTTTCTCCTTCCTGCTCTTTTTCCTGTAGGTTTGCTTTCTGTAACAGCAGTCTGCAACTTACTACCAGGATTTGCACGCCTGTAAGCAGCAACTCCTTTTTTAGTCATACCAGCTCCAGACTTTGTGGATCTGTAGTTAGCACCCTTACCTGTTGTTGTTTTTCGTATCGCTTTAGCCATTACTTTTTACTTTTGCGTATTGCTTTTGTTTTTCTTCCCATACCTACAGCTTTCTTCTGAGCTACCACCGCAGACTTTCTAGGCCCTACACCCTTCCAGGTGACAGGAGTTTTAGAAGAAACCTTTTTAGTAGGTCTACACTTTTTAATAGCTTTATTCTTAGAAGAGCCACAAGGATTTCCTTTTTCGTCTTTCCACTTCTCCTTAAACCATCGTTTAAGATTTAGTCCTGCTTGTGTCTTTCTAACTGCCACTACTATCCTCTTTTCTTTCTACACTTAGCTATAGCTCCAGAAGCGTAAGCACTAGGGAATACTTTGTAACTTGCCTTTACCTTGTGGTAGCAAGCATCCTTTATAGACCCACCTTTCTTCATGGTCTTTACTTTCTTACCTTTCTTCTTTCGCTTTACAGCCTTACAAGTACAATTAGCTCCCCCCATTATTTCTTTGAAAATTTTTCTACCCCAGAAATACCAAACGAGCCCAACACAACCCAAACGAAGGAGTCGTATACGTGCTCGTTTATCATAAAGTCTTTCTCAAACCAAACCGCAACAAGATCAGCTACCATTATAAGGCACATAATAGCAAAAGCTATAAAGCCTACAATAGCCTTTTCGTTCCAGTCGTTATTGTCCTTAAAGATATTCATATTATTAATGTCTTGGGGCTACATAAAACAATACAGATCCTGAGTTTACTGTAATCTTGTCCCACTTACCAAAAATAGTAAGCCCTTGAGGAAAGTTGTCTGTATTAGCCACAGCGTTACCGTTATCACTATTAGTTGTAGATCCACCAGCTCCAAAGTCAGCATCCCAGTCAGGTGTTGTAGTTCCAGCAAACCTAGGGTCACATCCTTCTAGTGCTGTGAACGTAGTTGTTTCTAACATTGTTATCGCAACAACTATGTATTCGTTTCCAATAGTACTGTCTGAAGTAGCTGTACTAGATAAATCTATAATCTCTCCAGCATCTAATAATCCAGACCCATACTGCCCAAATTGAGCCATTTGTAATTTTGCTCCTGCTAAAGCCATAATATTATATTTTTTAAAAAATTGTTATATGCAAATGTAGCAATAATTTTTTAATTACCATAAAAATGTTACCTTTGTAATAATTTAATCTAAGAAAATGAGAAATTACCTTAAATATGTAGGAGATACTATATACTCCTTCAAAAGGAAGCATAATCTCTCAGACAACCAACTTATGTTCTTGTTATTTATAAACGACGAAAACGGCTCGTTTACAAAAAGATACATAAGGGAAAGTATGTTTGTCAGTAAAGACTTTAACGATACTAAGTTTCCTGAGTTGGTAAAAAGAGATTACGTGTTTTGCTTCGAGAAAAGAGCTTGGAACTCTCACAAGCCCAATAAATATAGGGTTACTAGCAAGACTAGAAGGTTGATAAATAAATTTTATAATGTCCTTGAAGGGATCGAAGAAATATAATATGGCAAGTCCACTAAGAATGAGGAAAAGAGCTGCTAGACGACAAGCTCGAAAGTATCGAAAGATGTCTAGTGAAGAGAGGCTGCAAAGAGTTAAAGCCGCTAAAGCCCGAAGGGCTCAAAATCAAAAATCCACCCCTAGTGTTTCTTACAAGGCGTCTACCCCTGTAGACAAGGTTGCGAAGGTAAAAGCTGTTAAGGCTGATATTAAGAAGAAAAAATCTATATCTAAACAAAACGAAATAACAATAGCCAATAGGAGAGCTGCTGCTGCAGCCAAGCCTGGCGAAACTTATATTAGAACAATGAAAGACGGTACAAAGAAAAAGGTTAGAGCTGTAAAGAAGGCTGAAAAAGGATCTTCACTTAAAGCAGTTCCAAAAGATAACAAGGGTTTATCTAAACTCCCTACAGGAATAAGAAATAAAATGGGTTACGCTCAGGATGGTGGTAAGCTAGGTGGTAAGCCTAAAAGGTTTACTAGAGCTGGTGTTACTTACGTTTGGGACGAAGAAAGCCAAAACTATCTAGGAGATATGGCTGGTAACGTACCTAAAGGTGGAATGTCTTCTGACTTCGGTACTGCCTTTAAAGCTGCGAAGCGTTATGGTAAAGACGAGTTTACTTGGCAAGGCAAAAAATATAATACTAAAACAAAAGAAGAAATGAAAAGCGTAAAAAAAATGAAGAATGGAGGTAAGATTGAAAACCCTCCTAAGAAAAAACCTAAAATGGGTTACAAGAAAACTGTAAAAGACTTAAAAAAAATGAAAGACGGTGGTAAGGTTGGAAATCCACCTAAGAAAAAGAAAAAAATTAAAACGTCAAAAGAAGACTTTAGGTTAAAGCAAAGAGAAGCTTTTATGAGAAATGAGCTAAAAGAACGAGCTGCAAACCCTGATAGTAAGAAAAGGGCAGCCGCTAAAACGCAAAACCAAATTGATAGTGCTCTAAGAAGAAAAGCAGTATCAGCTATTAAAAAGAAAGGCGGTAAAACAGGTTACGGTAAATAAAATGAAATCATCCCTGATTAATAGCATAGGTGAGGTAGTCACTGATTACGGAGCTAGGGTAATGAAGGTGTTTAAGAAAGGGCTACTAGGACGTAGCCTTTTTGATTTTTATGGAGACATAAAAGCAGACGCACTTAGGACCAACGAGACTGCTAGTGATCCGTCAACTCCAATAGACGGAGAAGGGGGTATTATATATACTAAATCTGCTGACGGTAAACTATATTACAAAAGCAACGAGGTTTCAGAAATAGAACTTAGTGCAAACGGTGGACACACCGATGAAGACATTCAGGACTTAGTGGGGGCTATGTTTACTTCTAATACCGAAACTAGAATATCTGCCACGTATGAAGATGGTGATGGTACTATAGATCTTGTTGTAGATGATATGACTGCTGATACGAACACACAGCTTTCTGACGAGCAAGTGCAAGATATTGTCGGTGGCATGGTAACAGGAAACACAGAGTCTGGTATTACAGTAACGTATCAAGATGGTGATGGTACTATAGACTTCGAGGTGGGAACCCTTAACCAAGATACTACTGGAAACGCAGCTACAGCTACAGCCCTAACATCTGGTGATAAAACTATAGATGGAGACCTTCAGGTAAATGGTAACGATATTAAAGATAATGACGGTACAGTTTGTATAACTTTTGACAGCTCAGGTAATACAACAATAGCTGGAACTACTATTGGTAATTTTTCTGGTAATATAGCTGGTGTAGTTACGGGTTCTTTAGTAGGAAATGCTACAGGGTCATCAGGATCTTGTACAGGTAACTCTGCTACAGCAACCTCTTTACAAACAGCTAGAAATATAGGTGGTGTTAGCTTTAACGGAACTGCTGATATAAACCTACCTGGAGTAAACGCATCAGGGAGTCAAGACACTAGTGGTAACGCTGCCACTGCTACTGCTCTTGCTGCAGGAAATCAAACTATAGATGGAGACGTTACTATAGGGGCAAACGGAGCAGGTCACGATTTTAAACTTTATGGAGATACTTCTTTGGCTACTGTTTTGTGGGATTCTACTTATGATTTTTTAAAGTTTTCAGATTTAACTAAAATTGTTTTTGGTAGTGGAGTTCACGCTTCTGACTTTGATAGCTCTATACAAGCCAACGGAAGTAACCTTGTTATATATAACGATACAGGTAACATACAGATAGGAGATACTGTAGAGATTACTGGAGACCTAACTACCACAGGAGGAATAGAACTTGGGCACGCTTCTGATACTACCATAGCAAGATCTGCTGCTGGAGAGGTTACCATAGAAGGGAAGAAGATTATTACTGAAAACAAAGTTAAGCAACAGTTTAACTTAACCTTTATAGACGATATAGGTACAACACAGCACTACCTTTCCTGGAGGGATCAATACGAAAACTCTTCAAGTACATCTTCAGATTATCAAGACACTAACTACTTAGTTCCAGCCAACGGAAGGGTGGTAGCCGTTTACTTAAGGGTGGGTAACATAACCGCCACTAGTGATATGACTGTAAAAGTTTACTCTCAAAACGCAGGGTTTATGCAAAGTCAATCTCAGCAAGAAGCAGAATCTACAACAATTACTGCAACTGGAGATAAGTTTGAAGTGTTTGCTTTTTACTTTGATAACGCAGAACATTTTCAAGCTGGGGACTTAGTATTAATTAGTGTGCAAAATGGAACAGACGCTGGGGGAAGTCAAACTTATCACGTAACAGCAGTACTAGAATTTGACTACACTCAAATGGGTAGAACAGATTCAGGAGAATTAGCATAACATAAAAAAACAAAACAATGGGATTAGGATTAAGTTTAGGAAGAGAAGTAGGAAACGATGGAGTACAATCATCTTATGTTCTTGAGAACGGAGATTTTGGAATAAGAGCAGGAAGCGGTACTCTTCAACAGGTAGGTACTAACTCACTTTCTAATGCTTTTTCGTTTGAAACAAGCGGAGTGCAAACAATAGAGCTTTCTACATTTGTAAGTGTACCAGCCATAACATCTGGATCTCTTACAGCAGAATATAGATTCTCTTTTAACATATTGGAAAGAACTGGTAATCTAGGGAATATTAGCTCCGAAAGCGGTGCAAACTTTATTTTTGCATGGTCTAGTACATTTTCAAAATCAGATTACGACTCTGGAAGTGTTAACTATTACGCTGGAGGAGATGGAACAACTGCTGGAAATCTTACACAAGGAGGTAGTGGGTTGTTTGTAGCAAAACACACACACTCATCTTGGCCTACGTCTTTAGAATTTTCTTTTATATGGGCTGGAGCTCCAGCAACCAGAACTTTAACTATAAGTAATTTTAAAGTAGAACAATTTATTTTATCTGTATCGTAATAATAAATTTTATATATTTGTAAACAATAATTTAAACAATACAAAAAAATGGCAACAGTAACTAAAAAATTAACGATAACTAGCTCTAACTTACTATCTCAGCCCCTGAATATAAGTGTTACTAGTTCTGCAACAGCAACAAACACAACAGGTTTGGCTAGAGCAACAATTACCTCTACAGCTAAAGCAACAGCTTCTGGACAGGTAACACTATACTCTAGTGGCTCTTACACCTCACCTAACTACGTGTACATAAAAAACACAAGTAACGTGACTACAAACTATATTTCTGTATTTGCTGATACTGCATCTGACGATCCAGACTTATTTTACATCCCTGGTGGTGGGTTTGCAATTATTCCAGTAACAAGTGGGGTGACTCTTAAAGCTTACGCTACAGTTAGTGGTACAGTTGTAGAGCACATGACTTACGGTACAGAAGTTTAAGACTTCCTAGCTCTAAGGCCTTTTCTATAATCAGACTGTGCCTTCTTGCAGCCGTCACACCTGCAGCCCCTATTGTAAGAACCCACTGATGGGCATTCTTGCTTATTTAACCTTCGTGCTGCACTGTAGTTGCAAGACTTATGAGAGAAGGCTATATTTTCAATATCAAAGTATAACGACACAGGATCCTCTGAATGTAACCAGGGGGTTTTGTGTTCTATACTCATATCTTCTACGCCAAGAATCTCCGCACCACATTGGTAACACCAGTGCATATCTAACTTCTTAGCAAATGTATATAGGAGTTGTTTATTAAGTCTGTTGGAGGCTGTCGACGGATTCATCCCTAACTGGGTCTTCTTTACCTTGGTCGCTTTAGTAAGTTTATTCATCTTGAATTTAAATGGTTCCCGCAATATAAAAATTAATTTTTGTAAATTTGAAACAAAATAATATTATTATGGAAAATGAAATGAATATTGGGGAAGAGTCTAAAGTAAAACTAGACATAAAAACACTCGTGGGGATCGTCGTAGGGATAGTTTCCCTCGCTGGTATATGGTTTACCCTTACAGCGTCAATAGCTCAACTGCAGTTAGATGTATATCGTATGCAAGAACACGTAGAGCTTAATGACGAGTTTAGAACTAAATGGCCTCGTGGAGAGATGGGTGCACTACCAGATGATGCGAAACAAGATCTGAAGATACACTACCTACAAAAAGATATGGACTACATCAAAACTGTAGTGAAGGAGCTTGAGATTAGTCAAGCGAAGGAGTAGTTATTTTCTTAGTTTTGGACTTCTTTTTTTTGCGTACTCGTAAAACGAAGTACCCTTACCTGTTAGCTTTGTAAGCTCTTTGTTGGTAGCCTTCCACTCCTTACTAATTTTACTTAGCTCTTTATCTTTAAATTTAACTCCCATGTATGCAGGCTCTTTGTCAACTTTATACCACTTGTCGCTTAACTTTTTAGACTTAGATTTAAGTTCGGCAATCTTAGCTTTTTTCTCTTTAGCTTTTCTTTTTATTACGTCTTGTTTCAGGTTCATTGGGCCAGTGAAGTTTTTATCACGAGTCATAACGTCAGACTTACCATCAGACTTTAAAACCCCAAAGCTTTTTTTATTCTTTTTAATAGGTGTAGGCATAATTATATTATTTTTTTGCTAAGGTATAAATTTTTTGTGAGATATAAAAGGGGTGGGGGTTATATATATAGTACGCACGCACGTTCCATAATCCGAAACTGAAATCCTCGAAGGGGGTGGTCAAACATTATGCACGCATACCAAAACTAAATGTCGTTTTTCACAGCTGTGAGATACCTAATTTCTGCCCTTGTAATGATACGCATACCAAAATGGTAGCTTTACTATACATACACGCCGAAATGCTCTTAAATCGTCTCTAACGTAGTGAGAACAAGAGATAGGAGGCATAACTACCCAATCATTCCCCCCAATCCATACACATATAGATTAACTCCAAAAAAAACTTTGGCTCTGTAACCCCCGTAAACATTGAGAAACTAAAAATAAAGTGTAAAATAACTTGACACGTATTAAAATTAGTTCGTATATTTGTCCCAACAATGAATCAAAGCATTGTTCGTTCTTTCACTTACTGATTCAGATATAGCGTTCAGCATAGGCGTTGGCACTCCATACGGATAGCATAAGACCAACACACAAGCCTTAGAGTAGCATCTGACTATCGAGTATCTTCGGATTGTTGAGATAGCATATCAGTACAGAGTACACCTTAGCTTGATTGAGGATGATAAGCCTTAGTAATGATGTAACGAGTTGCATTGCCAACAGACAGACATTAAAGCAAAAATTCAATCAGCGTTTGCCAGTATCGAACAACTGGACGGAAACCATCGCCGACAACCAGATGGGCTTGGATATACCAATAGGCTATCGTTACAAGTTAGGTAAAGCACCATAGGGGATTTAAGAAATCCGTACCGACTAATATGGGAAAGTTCATCAAGGGCTTGGTATTGCAAGTTGTAAGCAATGAAGTACAATGAGTAAGAACAAGTGTGAAATGAACAACACGCATTTGTAATGTTGTTGCGTGAGTAATGACAACATACATTTTTTTGATTCGATGGGGGTGCATTTTATGTACTCCCTTTAATGCTACCAATGGTCGTTGCAAGTCGACATAAAAGCAGAGCAGAGGAAACTATCAATCAAACCAAAAAAAACACTACAATGACAAAATTCACTTACAATTTCGCTATTACAATTTTGATTTTATTAAACCTTATTATTTTAATCTTATTTGTTGCAACAAGTAACGAAGCTGCTTTGTATATGATGCCTTTCGGTATTTTTGTCTTGTGCTTAGTTATAAAAGATGCAATTCAACACGATAAAAAAACAAAATTAAACTAAACCTTAGAAACTATGTACTTTTTAATTGAAGATGCACCTGACAGAATTATTTCTGTTATTGGAAAGTTTTACTGCATTAAAGATGCAGAGAGTAAGATGATTGAGATGGAGGATTTAGATGACATCCATGGGTGTTATTGTAATTACTACATCACTAAATTAGTATCGGTAACAAACGAACTTAACTTAATTAAATAAACCACAGACAGATGAAAAATCAAGAGATTATAGACAGCATCAACGAGAGAGTAATAGATGGATTGAAGGAACATGGTATGGAATGGTTCAAGCCATTCAAAGCAGGGGAATTCAATCAACCTATGAATAGGATAACAAAGAGATTGTATACAGGATTCAACGTGTTCTTCCTACACTTTGAGTGTAGACGCAATAATTGGGAGCATAACCAATGGATGACCTTTAAACAAGCATCATCCAATGGTGGTAGAATTATCAAGGGTAGTAAATCTACAGAAGTACATTTCTATAGTGTAAGCTACCTTGACACTAAGACAGGCAAATTCGTCAAGGACACAAGGAAGATCGATCTTAGCAACAAAAGATACAAGAAAATCTTTGGCTTGAGAGTATATAGAGTATTCAACATCGCACAGATAGAGGGTATCGAGCCACTATCATCAGACGTTGACGTGATTGACTTTACTCCTAACGAGAGAGCAGAAGAAATTGTGAACGAATACTTTGACAGAGAGAAGCCATTAACACTTAACCATACAGAAGATGACAAGTGTTTCTATAGCCCAACTACAGACTCT